CTATCCCGATAAGCAAGCGGAGGCGATAGCTTTTAGTAAACAGCGTGAATCAAAAGATGATGACTCTATCCTTGATTTAACGATGGATGATGAATCCTCCCGAGAATATGACGTAAACGGCTGGGCAGAGATTAAAGGGAATCCTATTTCAAAGGTAGGCGTTTTCCCCTACTCAGGCGCACAAATATCACCAGACCTAGAACCCGACAAAATTTACCAAGTGTACAGACCCGAAGAAGAACTGGCCGACCCCGATACCATAGAATCATTTAAACTGATTCCATGGACAGACGAACACGCAATGTTAGGTTCCGAAGATGACGGTTTAACCGGGGCTGAACGTAAAGGCGTACACGGGGTAATAGGCGAGGACGTCTACTATGAAGATGGATATTTGAAAGGAAATTTAAAAATATTTTCAAATAAACTCGCGGAATTGATTGACTCTGGTAAAAAAGAGTTAAGCATTGGATACCGTTGCCTTTACGATATTGTAAGCGGGGTATACAATGGGGTGAGATATGATGCCATCCAAAGACAAATCCGCGGTAATCATGTGGCGTTAGTCGAGGAAGGCCGTTCTGGTCATGACGTTGCCGTCCTTGACCATTTTAAATTTACTTTTGATACTAAGGGGCTAGTGATGGCAGATCAAATCAGAGAAGAAGATCCGACAGCAGATGAGGGCGAGGAAATGACTCTACAAGAATGCGCACAAATGTTGAAAGCAATGCGCGAAGAATTAAACGCAATGAAAGGCAAAGACGAAGCCGATCCCGAAGGCAGCAAAAAGCAAGCCGAAGAAGGTGACGAAGCAGGCGAGCCTTGGAACGAAGAAGAAGACGAGGCCGATCCAGCCATGTTTGTAACTAAAGCCAAATTGAACGAAGACGGCAGCGAAGAAGAAGCCGAGGACGAAGACGAAGGCGAAAAAGTCGAACGTGAAAAAAGCGACAAAGAGAAAAAAGGCGATATGGAAAAACCAAAAGATACCAAAGACGCTATGGACTCAATGAAACGCTCCATTTTCAAAGAAATTGCGGCTCGTGATACGTTAGTTAAAAGATTGCAGCCACACATTGGGGTTTTTGACCATAAAGAAAAAACTCTAACCGAGGTTGCACGTTATGCGGTTAAACGCCTAAATGTACCTTGTAAAAAAGGGCACGAATACGCAGCGATTGAAGGCTTTTTGAAAGGCGCTCGTGTGAGTACACCGGCAATTGGCCAAGATTCTCGCTTAATCAAATCTGATTGCGTAGACGCTTACTTAGGAGGTAAATAATCATGGGTTTTCAATCAGCAGTTTCCCTAGCGCAAGGTTTCGGTGTTCCCGGTGAACAGTTTACCGATGGACCATGGATAGCCGAAACTTTTACAATCATTTCTGCCTCTAGCTCTTTAAATATTATCGGTGCGACTGCTTGTACTGTTACTTCGCAAGGTGTTTGCGCTGCCGGTAACGTAGGCGGTGCTCGCGTATTTGCTGGTATTTTAGTTGACCCGAAAGATGTAGCTCTTTTTGGTACAGGTAATCAGCCTCTTGCGCCTACTTTGGTCGTTCCTAATAACTCGATTGTTGAATGTGCCTCTATGGGTAGTTACATTGTGACTTTACCCGCGGCGGCTAACATTGGCGACTCTGTAATATTCGACAATACGAGTGGTGCGCTATCTACTATCGCCCCAGGCGTTGCGTTGCCAACAGGTAAGACCTTTGCTAATGCGGTGGTCAGTTATTATACAGTAAGTGGTGCAGGTCTTGCGGTCATAACTATGACTCCTGCTCTAGTTATCCCACAACCATAATTGAGGACGAAATATTATGAGAGCTACAGCCATAAGATCCTTTGTACCAGCGCGAAAAGTGCGGGCATTGGAGAACTTTGACCATAGACAATTTGAAAGCTTACCTAAATTAGGTATTAACTTAAATCGCCATATCGTTGACCAAATGTATAATGGTCACCGCGCTATGGAGAAAATGCAAGCCATGGCAATGGATGCTTTACCGCCTACGGTTACCACCGGAAGTATAGGTACACCGGTACAGTTTCTACAAAACTGGCTACCTGGCTTTGTATTCGTAATTACTGCGGCTCGTAAGATTGACGATTTAGTCGGTATTATGACCACTGGTTCTTGGGAAGACGAACAGGTCGTTCAAGGTATCTTGGAACGTACTGGTACGTCACAAGTTTACGGCGATTATACTAACGTTCCGCTAAGCTCTTGGAACACTAACTTCAACTATCGTACAGTGGTACGTTTTGAGGAAGGTATGAAAGTTGGCGTGTTAGAATCCGCTCGTGCTGCAAGATTGCGCGTAGATGATTCAGGCATGAAACGTGAAGCCGCCGCGCTTGCCCTTGAGATTATCCGTAACTCTGTTGGTTTCGTAGGCTTTAACGCCGGCGCAAATAACACTTACGGTTTCTTGAATGACCCCGGTTTGCTTGGATATACAACTGTAGCAGAAAATGCCGCAGCAACTTCAACAGCTTGGGCTAACAAAACATTCCTTGAAATTACAAATGACATTCGCGTGGCAATTGTGACTTTGAGAACTCAATCACAAGATACCATCGACCCTGAAAAAGTTGATTTAACTCTTGCAATTGCTACCGATGCAGTGGATTACTTAACGGTTACTTCTGATTTTGGTATCTCCGTACGTGCTTGGCTTGAAGATGCATATCCAAGATGCCGTGTTGTTTCCGCTCCACAGTTGAACATGGCGAATGGTGGCGCAAACGTGTTTTACTTGTTTGCCGATGCAATCCAAGATATGAGTACAGACGGCGGATTGACCTTTATTCAAATGGTTCCCGCTAAGTTCCAAGTATTGGGCGTTCAACAATTAGCCAAAGCATATGAGGAAGATTTCTCGAATGCTACAGCCGGTGTTATGTGTAAACGTCCTTATGCGGTAACTCGTTGGTCTGGTATCTAATCAAGGCTAGCCCCTTCGGGGGCTTACTTACAATTCAATGGAGAATTTGCAATGCCTTTTATTTTTTCAACATTAACATGTACAAATACTTTTGCAGTGTTTGCACCAAAATCCGACCCTAAAGCTCTTTCGCGTGTAGTGAAACGCATAGCTATTTTAGGTGGCCACGGTACGAAAAACCCAGCGGGGATTGATACTCCACAGGGCGTAGTAACTAAAATAACCGATGAAGAGTTGGACTTATTACAAAGTATGGTCGGATTTCGCCAGCAAGTGGAAGCCGGTTATATCGTGGTCGATAAAAAGAATGCCGACCCAGAGAAGAAAGCCGCCAGTATGAATCCTAAAGATGGCAGCGCACCTTTAACACCTAAAGATTTTGAAAAGAGCGAAGAATTAGGGGCAGACTTGCCAACCTATAAAATGCCTAAAGCGGGGTAATGTATGAATCCGGCGATATTAACTTTTGACTATGTGGGCTATATAGCAAATCCTCAGTTTGAGTTGTACGCCGACCCTACAAACTATCCGCAATCATTACTCCAAAATTATTGGAATGTTGCGATTAATTATATTAGTAACGTGGGTAATTTTGGAGATATACAAGGCGACCAAAGACAATATGCCATCCAGTTAATGATGTCACATATTATTTATTTAACCAATTTAATAAACACGGGCAATGGCTTTGGTACTGGTTCTGGTGGAAACCCCGGGACAGTACCTTACCAAATGCAAAGCGCGACTATCGATAAAGTATCGGTACAAGTCACGCCGCCGCCTAATCCCGACCAGTTCCAATGGTGGTTAGGTACGAGTCCTTTCGGTCAGCAATTACTTGCAATGCTTCAAATCCAGTCTGTAGGCGGCCATTATGTCGGCGGCTCAAATGTACGCGCCGGATTTCTCGGAGCGGGCGGGGGTGCGTGGCCATGGTTAGTGTGACTATAAAGCGCGAAAGTTCTACAGTATTAAAAAATTTAAAGAATATGAAAAGTGGCTCTGTGAAAATCGGATGGTTCCCAAGTGCGAGGTATGACGATGAAAAATCAACGCCCGTTGCAGCAGTGGCAGCTCAGAACGAATACGGGAATCCTAACAATAACATCCCGGCTCGCCCTTTCCTCCGGCCAGCCATCGCGCGTGACGAGAAAAAATGGGCTGATATTGGGAAAAGGGGGCTTAAGGCAGTTCTAGCCGGTAAGTCTACAAATCAAGCGGTTTTGGATTTAATCGGGGTAACTGCGGTTGGAGATATTCAACATTCAATTGCTCTAGTTTTCTCGCCCCCATTGGCCCCCGCTACAATTGCGGCTCGTATTGCTCGCCGTAGTTATACAGGCGCATTAAATGCTACTCAATCTAAAACAATTGCCAAACCTTTAATTGATACGGGGCACATGCAGGCTACCGTTTCCTATGAAATAAATGGTGGCATATGATACCCGGTCAAAATCTATTAAATATGTGCTTAACGTTAATCGCAAAACAATCAATTATTTATTATCGTTTTGTTTCGCGTGCGCCGAATGCGGTTGGTCAGGATATTACTACTTATGCCGCACCAGTCACAATTGTAGGAAGTTTTCAAGCCGTTCCACGTAAAGAATATTACCTATACGGTTTGAATTTACAAAAGAATTATTCAACGTTTTATAGCTCAAATAATGTATTGGACGTTAGCCGTGATGTATCTGGCGACCAACTTACATATAATGGCTTAAGATATCAAGTCGAGTCTAATAATGACTGGTACGCACAAGATGGTTGGAAAGGAATTTTGGTCGTAGAAATAGGAGCCGCTTAATGTCCAGTTATACGGATAACTCCCTTATTCAATTGTTTCTACCAATAATCCAAGCGGGTTTAATTGCCGATGGATTTACAACGACTTTGGTTAAACAATCGAATCAGCCTACACAACAGGGCGTGCCGACTGCGCCTCTTGTATTTTTTACAAAGATTTTTAATAAACGTTTTGGATTCTTGAGGCGGGCAGATGTTTGGAATACCTTAACATCTCAGTTTGACCATACCGAAAGCCAGTACTATGAAACTACTTTTCAAGTATCGGCGTTGGTTCTTCAAGACCCCACAGATTTAACGATACCAACCGCCTCCGACTTAGTGAATGAGGTTGCTTGTATCATGCAGAGCAGTACTACCTTAGACACGCTGAATAATGCGGGTGTTGGAATCTTGCGAATTAGCGATATAACTAACCCCTATTTCGTTGATGACCATGACAACTACGAGGCCTCCCCTTCGTTTGATTTTGTGTTAGTATATTTAAACGAAAGGGTTTCGACTAGTCCATTGATTACACCGCCCATTTCCCAGAACATACACGGAGTATAATAAATGAGTATTTCCCCCCAGAATTATGTAAACATCGTCTCCGGCGTAGGGGCTTCGGCGAATGTTCCCACTAGAGATTTAGTCGGTAGGTTTTTTACAGGTAGTATTTTAGTACCACCTAAAACCTTTGTGCAATTCGAGAATGCGGCTCAAGTCGTTTCATTCTTCGGTGCGTCCTCAGAAGAAGCGCAAAGAGCGACTTTTTATTTTTCATTCATAAGTAAAACGTTGGTACAACCCGCCGCGATTCAATTCGCCCGTTGGACGTCCTCGGCAGTTGCTCCTATGATTCAATCCATAGCCGGAAACAATAGCGTTCTTTCCAATTGGTCTGCAATAACTAACGGCTCTTTCGGTATCACTATTGCGCCTATTGTGAATGGTGTACCCGGAAACCCTGTTATAGGTGTATTCACTGGAATTAGTTTTGTTAGTGCTATGGATATGACGGATGTTGCCAATATTTTGACAGAGGCAGTACAATCCGATTTCATTACAAACTTAGTTGGCTCTTTGGCTGCCACCTCTACCGCTGTTACCGGCTTAAGTAGTACCTCCGATTTAGTAACAGGAATGCATGTGGTGGGTGTGGGGATTCCTTCAGGAACAACTATTTCATCCATTACAAATAGTACAAGTATTGTTATATCTAATGCCGCAGTCGGAACTAACCAGACCGGCGTTTTAACTAATACTGATACCGAAGTTACCGGACTACAAGATACCTCTATACTTGTCGCCGGTATGAAAGTTACGGGTACGGGTGTTCCTTCGAGTACTACAATTGCCTCGATTACTGATAGTACAACTATTGAGTTATCAAATGCCGCTACGATTTCAAGTAGTGAGACATTAACGTTTATTGCGGCTACTACTCCACTTGAATTTTTCACACCTACCAACACGGTTTTTGCCGGTTCGTCTGTGGTTTATTCTGGCGGTCAATTTATATTTACTGGCGGTTCTACTGGCGATTATGCTATCGAATTGCAAGGAAGTTTAGGCGGTACAGATTTAACTCCCTCTCCTTTACTTGGATGGTTGCCTAGAGCTACTTTTGTGAATGGTGTATATACGGCGGGTGCGATTGTTTCTAACGGCTCTGCGGCTGAGACTGTGACACAATGTTTAACCACTTCGGCCTCGATTTCGAATAACTTCGGTTCATTCTTATTTTTGAACAATTTGAACTTAAGTTTATCAAATGCGATTCTTGCAGCGACTTGGAATCAAACACAAAATAACATGTATATGTTTTGCGCCCCTGTTACCGCTTCTAATTATGCCGCTTGGGTAAATGATTCAACAGGGCTCGGATTGCTGGGCGGTACGGCTCTAACTTTATCCGGCTTAGGTATTTTCTTAACAGGTACGATTACTTCTAGCTCTGCCGTCATTACAGGATTGCCAAGCACAAGCGGGCTATCTATAGGTATGCCAGTAGTAGGAACAGGAATCCCGGCCAATAGTGTGATTATTGCTATCGCTTCGGCTCCAAGTACAAATATTACGATTTCCAATAACGCTACGGCTTCGGCTTCTGAGGTATTGCAATTTATATTTAATCAATTCCCTGAACAGGTTCCAATGATGGTTGAAGCGGCTACGGATTATTATGCTCGTAACTCTGTACAAAACTATATGTTCCAAGGACCATTTGCGGGTTTAACTCCCTCGGTAATTACAGATGATGCCAAAATCCAATATGATGCGGTTTCAGTAAATTATTACGGGAATACTCAACAAGCGGGCGTACCTGTGAACTTTTACCAAGTAGGAGTATTACAAGGCGCATCACCCAGTCCTTTGGATATGACGACTTATGTAAACGAGATATGGCTAAAAGATGCGATTACAACTCAAATCCTTAACCTATTTGTAAGTTCTAACCAAATACCAGCGAATACTCAAGGACGTGCGCAAATCCTCGCAGGATTGCAAGCCGTGATTAACCAAGCATTATCCAATGGAACAATCAGTGTTAATAAAACATTATCAATACAGCAACAAATGTTTATCACTGCCCAAACGAATGACCCTAACGCTTGGTATCAAGTTCAATCTATCGGTTATTGGGTGGATTGCGCGATTGTAAATACTGCGGGCGTCTATAGCGCGACATATACTTTAATCTATAGTAAAGATGATGTTATCCGCTTGGTCGATGGTCAGGATATCTTAATCTAATTTAGGAGCGAAAAATGCAAGATATTTCAGGTTTTGGGTTAGA